CTAACTCCCGGATAAGCAGAAAAGATATTGTCTCCACCATCGCCACGAATACACTTTTCAAAAAGTAGCCACTTGGGATCAGGAATAACCTTTGGCAATTTGGTTTTCTTGTCGATTACCACACTGCCATTTGACTTAAAGATGCCTTTGATGGTGTGAAGTTCATCAGTAACACCGTTGTAAATTGTTACACGGTCAGACAACAACTGATAAAAATCAGTATCACTTGAGTTGATGATAATTTCATCTTGGGGATGAAGCTGCACAAATCTGCTAATGCAGTCATCACCTTCACTGTTCTTTTGCTGAAGCACAGTTACATTCGTCTTTTCAGANAAAAACTTCATCATGTCAACATAAGACTCCATGAAGATTTGATCTTCTTCTACTTCACGAGCAGTGGCTTTGGCGCGGTCTTCTTCGCGNTTTTTCTTGTATGGNGCATACACGTCTTTGCGCCAGCTACGGCCTTCCATAACAAAAACCACATGGTCACATCCAAACTTTTTTACAATGGAAGTGACTGAGTTAAAACAAAGGTGAAGGGCAAATCCGGTCTTGGTCCATGCATCTGCACCGCGAGGCAAAACATGTCGGGCGCGGTAGAACAGGTTCAAACTATCTACAATGATATACTTCAAAATAAAAACTCCATTTAAACAAAGGTTGAGTGTATCACGTTATTGATCACGAAACTTCAGTAATACCTTGCCCCAAGTTTTTTTCTTTGGTATATCGAACACTGCCCGAATTTGTGGTTGCTTCTTCTTGTTCCCACATCTCAAGAGCAATGCCCCTGCACACGTCACTAAACCACTGGTCAACGATATCTTGATCTGTTTTTCCTTGGTAGCCAAGCTTGACCAAACGAGCAACAAAGATATCATTCCAGTCTAGTTCAATAGCACCAGCAGTGAGATTTGCTGGGTCAACTTCAATGGATACGATTTCTACCCACGGTTCACCTTTACTTGTAGCAATAGCTTTTGCGTTGGGTTTTTGATTACCACCTTGCGCGCCGCCAGTAATTTTTTTGAGCCAATTAAACAATTTGATTCCTTTGAGGTTATAAGAGAGGAAGACCACTGGTAATGAAGTCTATTTTTTCAGACCAATCAGGGCCAATAGCAACACAAGTATGAGTAGGTATTCCATGAAACTCGGTTTTTCCACTATCTTGTATCAGACATGAAATTATACCAGCTTCTTGTGCTCTTTGGTGTAGGTCAAGTAGTTCTTGTTCTGATTCCACATAAACACAAATTTTGGTGAATGTGCCATCAAGCCAATTCTTGATTCTTTCATCAAGAGGTATAGTGATTGAGCTATCGGTTGATTCACAGACACTTAGAAGAGCACCCATACTCGCATGTGCTCCTTGTGCTATTGCTTTACCTGTTCTCATTTTTAAGTCTTTTCGAATGACTATAACTTGTTTGTGAGTCATATGTGTGGGTCTGAGTGATGATGAGTCTTAGCAGACTCATAGTATCTTCGGATTTTCTTCTTGGTGTTCGCTCTGCTCACACCTACGAATCTAATCCTTGATACTTATTGAATAACTGATTGATGGAAATGCTTAATGCACATCCCTATTGAATCTCTATGCTTAATGCACATCCCTATTGATCCATATGCTTAATGCACATCCCTATTGAATCCTTATAATAGGTAGGGAAGGTATTTTACATAGATTGCAGACGTAATTCGCCCATTACGGGCAAATAACGTCACAACTTACTGTAGGTGTAGCACCTTACATGAGTCGGTGGACCGATTTGGAACAGGATTATGATTTCTCACACGGAAGCGGTTACCCTATACTCCCTACCTGCTATTCGCATAGCAACGGATGGTTATTAGCACCCCAAATCAGCACTAATCCCCATGTTGGTTGTATCTTTTTTCACAGAGCCAACATCATTCAACAGAACTAACGTATCTGTCTACACGGCAATAATCACCATTCGGCGATTCTCATCTAAAGTTTCCAATAGATGCATTCTCCCCCAATCTTGCAGAGTTCGAATGATGCAGGATGGCAACCCAAGTTCTATCGGCGACGGGCCTTACCCCGGCTGACTCAATGGTGGTCGAGCAACCCCGACCAAACGTAGCCTGATTCGAAAGAGTTTCTAGACGACCCTCTTTCTACTTGGTGCATTTATTTCATGGTTAGCACTTCCATGTCAGCATTGCCCTTGGTAGGGTCACATATAGCACGACAACTTTGATCCACACACTGTATCGTGAAACACATGAGTCTTTTTTACAAAGACTGCCAAAATTTTGAAATACACTCAAATTTGTGTTTTGAATGCATTTTAAGATTTTTGCAGTTTTTGAAAGGGCTTTCGCCCTTTCATTTATTTATGCACTGAAATTATGCACTGAAGCGTTTTGCGTCTTCAGCCCACATATCCTTGCAGTTCTTTCCAAGTTTGAATTTCGAGAACTGTTGGTAGGGATAGCTGCGATTGTTATACAAATCTGCTTCGTTGTAACGATACCCGAAATTCTTGCAAAAGTCAAGATATTCCTCAAGGTCCACAAATACTTGCTTGGTCTTTGGGTTTGGGTTAATTGTTGGTTTTGCCATTTTATTTATCTTTCTGAAAGGTTATTGGATTATGTGAGTGTGCATTTTCAGCACGGGTTAATATTAACACCTTTTAACAGTGGTGTCAACTGTTTTCTACTACTTCACTAAAATAGTCATGGTAATGATTTTACCAATTTCTTCAATGAAATCCTTGTTATCCGCAATCAAGTGCAACTTGTAATGCTGATCGATATGTGTGTTGCGACTATAATCAATCTCTGATGGAAAGTCTCTAACTTCAATAATAAATCCACCACTGGCACGAACGATGTTGATTTGCAAACGTTCAGATAAACCGAAGTCTATTGTGTTTTCATTGCCTTTTAAAACACGACCAAGTTGGCTATGAGCACTCTCAACCATCATGCTTCTTGATGCAGAATTGTTTTTGAAGACCCAATTTTTTATGATGGAGAAAATGTTCATTATTCGCTTTCTTGTGGGTAATGAGTGTGGTGAGTATATGCTTTTCTTGAAATCAGTTCTTGAACATAAACTGTCCAATTTCCGGGGTTCGTCTTTTCCTTGGTGTCGCCGATCTTCAATACAGCATTATACCCTAGTTGATTGATGTAGGGCATATCTATTTTAAGAATCGGAATAAAGTTTGGATACTCTATGACACAAGATTCCAAAACACGATTGTAGTGTTCGATGCCAAACTCCAAGCTAACCCACTCTACACCATTATCTAGCGCATAGAGTAATACTTCTTCCCATCGTTCCCATTCAGCCGTAGATGTTGGATTAAAGCTATTGTTGGCACCCATGCGAAGCTGTGAATACCCATGCGCAACGGCTGTGACACCATAACAGTCTGTGGGAAGCCCCACAATCCAAACAGTGCCAAGCCCCTTTGCTGGTGTATTTTCTACTTCGAATCCATAAAAGAAGTCAATATCGTTCATGATAGTCAGGTAGTGATAGCAGGAAGAATGTAGGTGTATTCAGCAATACCAGAATCTACCGTAATTTCACATGCACCAGCATCTGAAATCTTTAGTGTTTTGTCACCACCAAGGTCTAGAATTGACTGGATGCCCTTCACCGGCCATGACCACCCACGCTTTAGTGTGCCCTTGACGTTGTTCTCAAAAACGAATTCACCTGCATGGTTGCTTTGATCACCAAAACAAAACACTAGGTTATTGTTTACTACCTTGGTCTGAAAAGTGGTTTGTTCAGAGTGAGCACGAGCTTGAAACTTGAAACGCTCAATAGCAGACAGTGATGGCTGGCATTCGATGTCCCAAGATACGCCCTTGAACTTGATGGTCTTTAGTCGTTCGTTGACAATTTCCTGACTCATGAAGCGATAGTCATTCTGAAAGTCTTTGTTTGCATTTGCGAAGTGCATGTTCACTGGTGAATCGTTTTTCTTTGAAATCGTAATAGCAGCGTCACGCTGATACTCTGGGATCGAAAGAATAACCTTCAGCTTTGCCAGATTTGGCATACCGAATGTTCCTTCAAATTCCTTTACTGGCTTCTTGAAAACTGCACTCAGCACAATTGAACGGTCACCAGCTACCGAACTGACTTCGGTAACAGATTCTGTGCCAACAATTTTTACTGCTTCAAAACACCCAAGATCATGGGTGTGTGCTACTAGGTCACGTAGATACTCTTTGATACTCATGCTTGATAATTCTCCCTCGTTGATGTAATGCTGTTAATTGGAATTATACCATAGACCCTTGTAGGGCATTAGTAATGATCCTTCTGGTAGTAAATTTTGTGCAGGATAATGGTCGCTGGCTTCTAATACCCAAATGTAACGCCATTTATTTTCTAATGGCCCAGCTACCGGATACATGTTGATACCAGATGTCTTGGGGTCCAGAATGCGTTCTGTTTGGGTATCAAAAATCATTGGCTTTAATCCCAGACTGGGTAGTGTCTTGGTCCATAATTTTGCACCGTCACTAGTCTGCTGCATATCACTTTGTAGTGAAATCTTGTAATCTTGCTTGATCATTTTATAGATTTTGCCGACTAGTGCTTGTGATTGGTATGGCAGATAAGTCATAGCGTTTTTTGCCTGCCAAACGCTGCCGTTTAATCTAGACACAAATCCGACATAAGCTGCAATGTTGCCGTCGATGTCTGTAAGAATAATACCCCGTTGATCACCTGCTTCAATGTAGTTAACTGTGAAATTTTCTAGTTTCCCTTTTGGGCTTGATTTTTTGAGCCATGTTTCCAGTGCTTCTTTGGAAAAGTGTTGATTGTTGATTAGTTCAATCTCATTTATTTTCATGGTTCAATTCACCGGTAATTGGTATTTTAGCACACCAGCAACCAAAATGCAACTTATTCGATAGTGAACAAGCTACTGAATGTATTTTCTTCGGTGACAGAATACCAAGATATCCCAACCCAAAACACCAAGTAGGTTTTCTAGCTTTTGGTTCACGATTGCTTTTTCCATTTCTTTTTCGTCAAATTGCAATTCGATAAACCAGTCTGGAAGCCTCAGTTCATCAGTAGGGTATGCTACCGATGTCCAACCCATAGCGTTTGGTTTGATCTTGCAGACAATACACTTTTGACCATCTCTGATAGGCATCGAGTAATTGTCTCGGTTCATTTCTCTGAGTGTATTCCAGTTTTTTGCTGCCCGAACATGACCCGGCATTGCTGCTGTTCCTTTGGCTGTTTCTTTTGCCGAATACTTGGTCAGGTTATTGACTCGCTTTGGTGAACCCTTTTCCCACGGCTTCATAGCCTTGAACAGTTCTTTGAACTTTACGATCTTATCCAAAATTAGTTCTTGATCAACACCGTGCAAAACATCAGTCAGCACATCCAACAAAAATACCTGAACGATTTGGGGCGTGTCTGCACGCTTTAGATCAAGGCCCATAGCCTTTACCTTGCCTTCGCAGCCTGTATCGTAGCGTTTGCCATCCTTATCGTAATAAAGTAGCGCATAACGCTTCTTGGTGATGAACAAACCACTTGTTGCAACAATTTCTCTACCTGCTTTGATAATCTCGCCATACTTCAACGGACAGTTAAAGTTCTTTTCCATGATTTCAGGAAAGCACTTGTTGACATGATCAGCCACCGAATCATAGAGCTTGATTGCGATTTCTTTGCTCCACTCAATACGCCCGCCTTCGACATCATCTTTGACCATAGGCCATGCAGTAAAGTAACAAGAATCAGTGTCGTTATACAACACACTGTCTCCCAGATGGTCTGGCTTTCCAGCGATAAAGTTGTTGATTTCTTCGGTCATGCCTTTGACGATCATGCGACCAGTCAGAGTAGCAGACTGTCCCATGCGGCGATCATTGAACAAACACCCAGCATTCAAGATTGCTCCATAACTACCGTTACCCATTAGCTTTTTCACTAGCTGAAGCTTGTCCCAATACTCGGCATAAATTTTGCCCTGTGCAGCAGGAAACTTTAGAGTATTGCCTTCAAGCACCAGCGTGCCGTCTTTGACTAGCTTGGCAATCGCTGCGACATTGTTGTTTTCTACGGCTTCGATTATTGCTTTTGCGTCTTTCATTGGTCTTCCATTGATGCTAGTTGGCTGTTTAGGTTTGCCAAGAAATCGTCACTTAGCGTAACGCCAACTTGTAATTCTTTGGTGCATTTTAGCTGAAACTGCAATTGCTTACGTTGCTTTAGCCACTTTTCCAGCAAGCCCGGAATGATACCAGTCTTACTAAGAGTGAACAGTGTTCCATTTGCACTAAGAACCAAATCAGAACCGGGCGCAAATACAAACTTGTAAATTTCTGCACCAGTAACTTCGATGGTTTCACCTGATTGCCATTCAACTGTTAGCTTGATTTCACGATCACGTTCCATGACCAAAGAGTATTCAAGGGTCGAAAACAATCCTTCCCATGCCTCTGTGGATGAAATCTTGCGCTTCACACCGGGCGGGTGCATCTTTTCGTGTAGATACTTTTCAGTTAGGTCTAGCCTAATCTGACCCACAATAGTTTCTGGTGACATGTTTAATGCACGAAAAACTGATGGGTATAGAGAGTTAATGTCAACTGACCCAATCCAGTTATGCAAACCCTTTTTTGGGTATGCAACGTATGCACCAGCAGCCTTCAACTCTTCTTCTGCTTCTTCAGTTGGATCATCAAAGTTCTTATAAACACGATTGCGGCTAGGAACACAAAGACCCTTGCTGTGTGCTTCATTGATGATTGCTTGGTCTGTTACAGCAACAGCGCCCATAGTTGCTGGTAGCAACACAGTGCTGTCGTGTGCAATTTGGTTAGCCAAATCCAGAAACTTTAGCTTTTTGTCAAGCTTGTCAATGAGTGCAACGTCTTGGCGGTTATAGATGATGAACTTTCTGAAGTCATCGTTATAAAGCTGATCAAGCGTTCCTTGGTATGCAGTCTTGCGCTCGTTCAACTCGTATTCACCAATAGCATCTAGGGCATACGAATGCCGCTCTTCGTAGTTATACTTGATATACAGTTGCATGTAGTCAAGGTGCACCCTGCCTACCAAGTCATAGGTTTCTTGCTCTGTGCCAAATCGCTCAAAGTTTCTCTTTTTAGGAAACTGTCCCCACAAACACAAACGGCGTGTATCAGACTTTGCCATGACCTTTGTGATTCGATTTACAATATAGGGTAGGTCATATGTTTCTGAATTCCACCCACTAAGAATATCTGCATCATCGATCAGTGACAACATGGTATCTAGCATTGCGCGCTCGTCGGTGAACAAGAAAACATTGTCAATGCCTTCACACAGCTTTTCAGCTTCGCCAATATTCATGCCGTCAGGAGGCATTGCAACTGTTACCAGTTGTTCTAGCCACGACAAATAAACGGTGATAGCAGTAATACGATTGAACGGATCACTGGTAGGTGCATAGCCACGAGTCTTGCAAAAGTCGGTCTCGATGTCGATATAGCATACATTCAGCTTGGGTGCGGCAGCGCCGCTATACTTTTGTTCCAAGCATCGGCTAATAGGCTTAATATCCTTTTCGAATATCTTTTTGTTGTTACACCGCTGCAACTCTTTTAAGAAATTGCGTGAGCTAGAGCAAGTTACTTTTTCAAGGCTGTCTCCAAAAATGCTCTTGTGTTTTCCAGCGCGATCTTCATAGTAGAAGGTATATTCGGCTGGGTAGTCAACATAAATGCGCTTGCCATCGATGCGCTCTGCCACCATGATCTTTTCTGTTTTTTGATCATGAAATGCGTCTACGTAACTCATATGGATTAGAGAGTGCGGCCAACGGTGGTAAGGATTTGTTCGACAAGTTCATTGTCTTCTTGTGTCTGCGAAAATGAACTCTTGTGGGCGATCTTGATTGCCTTTTTGAGTAGTGCAGGCTTAACGTCAAGCTCTTCTGCGATAGCCTTGATGGTGTCATTGAGGCCACCATTGAGTGTTTCTACTTCAACCAAAACTTGAAGTCCTTCGTTAACAACTGCGCTCAGCTTGGCTTTTTCTTCGGTCGAAAACATGCGTGATGATGACATAATGGTAATACTCCTTTGTGAAATAGGGTGATTGTAACTGATGGAAGGGAGAAAAGCAAGTGGGCACTTCTTGCACAAAGGGTAGCGAATCCTTGTGCAACTGCCGTGCCCTGAGCAGATCACCGAACAACAACGGTCCTCGGTAAATTCAGTGTGGAGAAAATGGGGGATTTGCTAGATCGAAATCTTCGTCTTCTCCGGGTGTGGGTAATGGTGCGGTGTTCATTTTTTCTCTAAGTGCTTACTAAAAATTTCCCAAGCTTGTTGCCATGTCCATTTTTGAGACGATTGCTCAACTTGTCTTCTATTTAGCGTTGCTGCTTGACGAATAGCATCAGCAAGAGAATCACCCAAAATTCCAGATACACCCGGTTCAACAATATCAATTGGGCCGGTAACTGGGTATGCTGCAACAGGTAGTCCCAGACTCATCGCCTCGATTAACACGATACCAAAAGTGTCTGTTTTGCTAGGGAAACAAAAAACGTCTGCCATTTTGTAACAGTCCGCCAATTCGCCATCTTTTTTGTATCCAACAAATTCTATGTTTTTGTATTTTTCTTGAAGCTCTTCGCGGTAAGGTCCATCCCCCACAATTTGAATATCGAATTCGTTTTCCAAAACACAAAGATCATCTAGGTTTTTTTCTTTTGAAACTCTGCCTACATAAAGAACTTTGATGCGGTCTGTCTTTTTCCTTCGGATTGATGAATATAGCTTATCACGGTCAACACCTCTGGACCATGTGTGAATAGGGGCAGAAAACTTTTTCTCTATAAGAAGCTGCTTCATTGATTTGGTAGTTGTCAACACATTGCTTGATTTTGCATGAAACCACCTTAGATAGGCATATCCCAGCCAAACTGGGATGTTATACAATTCCTTCATGAATTCAGGAAACTTGGTGTGGTATGAGGTAGAGTATTTGTATTTTTTTATGTCGCAATAAATCTTGGCTGCGACACCAATTGGGCCTTCGGTCGCAATATGAATGTAATCTGGGTTAATTTCTTTTATCTTTTTTCCGATGCTGAATGGAACACTCAGCTTTACCTCTGGGTATTTTGGTGCAGAAAAGTGATAAAAATCAGCAGGCGATATGGTTTTGAAATCATATCCTGCTTCCAATGCGTATTTCTTAATGTTGCTAAAAGTTACTACAACCCCGTTTACTTGATCCTCTCGGTTATCTGTCACCAGAAGTATTGTTTTCATATTTTTTTGTCCAGTAAATTAAATCCCATGTGCCGTCAAAGTATTCCACGAGCGCGGAACAATTTTCGACAAAATCCCCCGTGTTCATATACTTGACTCCTGCAATGTCTTTAATTGCTGGTTGATGAATATGACCACAAACTACGCCATCAAATTTTCTCTTCTTGCAATATTCAGCCAAATTCCCTTCAAATTGAAATACAAAGTCTATTGCTTTTTTCACCCGTTGCTTTAGGTAACCGCTCAGACTCCAATATCCAAATCCAAATTTTCTCAGGCACCAGTTAAATTTAGAATTTAAGGACAACGCAAACTCGTATGCCCAATCTCCTAAATGGCTTAACCAAGGTGCTATTCTGGTTATGCCATCAAACAAGTCACCATGAACGACCAAATATCTGAGGCCATCTGCGCCAACATGGGTGGCTTGATTAACAATCTTTATTTTTCCAAACTCTGCATGTGCGGGAATCAAAAGACGCAAAAACTCGTCATGATTTCCAGCAATATAAGTTACTGCGCACCCATGCTGAGACTTCTTTAAAATGCGTCTAAGCACGCGAGTGTGTGATTCTTTCCATCGCCAAGCGTTACGCTGGATTTTCCAGCCGTCGATGATGTCACCAACAAGGTATAAGTTATCGCATTCGGTGTGTTTCAGAAAATCATCCAGCAAATCTGCTTTGGAATCTTTGCTGCCCAAATGCACATCACTAATGAATATAGAGCGATACTTTGAAAGTTCTTGCACTACTGCGCTTCCTTGTAAGGGTTATGCTGGTTTAAAAAGGCTTTTCGCCCGTCATGTATGGAAGTGAGAACCATAGCTTGAACCAAGCAGGGTCACCGGGTCTGATATTCTTTTCTTTTTCTATTTTTCTCTTTTCTGCGGCGGTAACAGAAATGTTTGACCCACCCAGCGGCTCAGACTGAGGAACGGTGATTCCAGCCAACTTTTTTAGATCAACTATTTCCATTTTGGTTAGACTTCACTAAAAAGAATTGTATTGTAAATCCGGCCTTAAATTCTCCGCCATATTTCCAACCGGGCAAATATCTACCAGCCATTTGTGCAAACTTTTTGTATAGTGCAACTCTTGATGGCTCATCGTGTGCCGCACCAAAAGCAATCTTATCAATTTGGTTGCCAGCACTTTCATGCACCTTAATTGCTCTTTTTACGCATTCTAAAACAGTTGAAAATACCCTTACAGCCCGTGCACCAGATTCGCCAGTAGCTTCTAATGACCAGCCATCGGGTCGCCTTGCTAAGAAAGCAACTTCAAGTTGGTATTGTGGCTCGCCGTCACGTTGTTCAGTGAAGATAGCATGGTTGTCTACCTTGTATTCAGTGCCATCGTCTGTTTCGAAATAATAAGTGATGTAACTTTTGGCTGATACTGGACCTACCGTGTATATTTTATACGGTGCGTCTGCTAGTTCTGTTAAGATTTCATTGCACTTCATGGGTTACTTGGACTTTTTGATTGGGCGGCAATCGTTTACCATTTTGTCACCCTTCTTCTTCAGGCCAACTTTTCTGTATCCAGTCCAGCACTTTTCATTGTTGTTGTCATCGGCAGCTTCCATTGAAATTTCACCATGTGTGCCATGAGTTGCGTGGTGAAAGTCTTGTTGGTATTCAAGGTAGTGGTATACTGATTCGATGTAATCAGCAGCCTTAACGATCTTGGCATATACCCAGCCTTCCATTTCATCGCCTTCTTTGATCATCTTGAGAAGTTCGATGCAGTTCTTGGCAGCTTGATATAAATCTGCTCTTGCCATTTCTGCTGAATGGTCTTCTTCACCACAGCCGTCTGTTAAAATTTGATTTGATTTCATTGTATTATTTTCCTGTTACGTTTCTGATTGCTCTTGCCTGCCCTATTTGTTCTTGTGAGAGACCAAACACTGTCCCGTCATAGCTGTATAGCACAAAGCTTTCTTCGGTTTCTGCTGGGTTTACTTCACTTGTCCAATACAGTCCCACTTTCAAACCTGATGAACCCTTGGTTCGATAGATTGTCTTTAGTTCTTGAATAGTAGGAAGAACCCAGTCACGATGCCCAGCGGCATTTAGCTTGCTAACATATGTAATAGCATCATTCCAAGACATGGGCTTTTGTGTGTTCGCGGGTGCCAGCATAATTTCATAGTTTCCCATATCAATTAAGTCTGTTTCTCGCTGTGCTGCAATGCTGCTAATAAATGTCTTGAGTGCACTCAATGGCAACTCACCAGCAGAGTATCTTGCAAACACCTTGATTGGATCGGGGTTGAAGCCCTTGGTTGCTTTTTCAGCAGGGTCAGCAAGCATCTTGTATAATTTCTTGGCATACTCTTCGCGGTATAATGTTTCATCGCATGCTATTTCTAGTGCGGCCACAAAGCGGCGAATAGTGTTTTCTATTTGCTTGAAGTCAGCATTCAACCAGTCGCCACCGGGTGATCTAAATTCAACACGGTTTTCTGCTAGGTTGAAATTACTGAGGTGAAGGTTCACGCTTGTAAATTTTAGTGTATCGACGCCATGAATAATTCTTGACGCCAATACACCCAAGCCGTTTCTAATTGTGCTAAGTGCAGAGATTGCCTTTTCTGGTTTAGCTTTGATTATTGATTCTATTTTGTCAAATGCGCTTTTTGTGTATGTTGATTTGCTTCTGTCCCATTGATCCAGCACATACTTGTCACCAAGGAACAACACCAACTTTACATAATCTAGTGTTTCACGGGACAATTTTGGAACGCTTACGTTGATGTGCAGGCCAGTAGACCTGTCGGTTTCGGCACCCCAATAATCTGCCCATTCTTTAAATTTTTCTACTTGTTCAAGCATCTGTGAGAGTGGCAGTGGTGGACTAATGATTTCAAGACCTTCCATGCCTTGTTTGTCTAAACTAGCATCAGTGGTAACAGCATAATATCCGTATCCACTTTTTGTAGTTGCTTGTGCAGGAATTCCAGTCACAGCAGCAACACTAGCAGCAACAGCTTTCATTGCATCTGCTGGGTCAGTATCTTCATCCCAGCTAGGCCATGCAACAATGCCGTCGTATTGGTCATAGATAGCACCCATAGTGTCTAGATTATTTTCTTCTAGCCATTCATTTTCTAGCTCAGATTTATTTTCTTCTTCCCAGTCTGAATCAAAGATATTGGCTTCTGCGTAGAACTGATTATTTTCTGGGTTATCGATTGCGTCTTTGGCTAATAGCTCAATGATTGTGTCGGTATCAGCAAGAAGCTCTTCGTAAATTTCGTAGTCTGGGTTGTCAATCCGATATTGATCAATTTGGTCTTTGTTGAACTGTGGCGCATTAAGACCAGCACTCATAATCGACTCGATTTTATCCATGCCATAAAACTGATTTGGATAAAGGTAGTTTTCTAGACCAACACGAACCAAGTCTTCTTTGTCAAAGAACTTGTTGATTGCTTCCTTGACTTCGGTCTTGATAGTTCTTTCCCAGAATGGACCCTTTTTTGCACTGATCCATTCGCCCATGTCTTCGTTCATTCGCTCTAGTAGAGTATTAACATCTGAGTTAGAGTTCCAAGCACCGTAAAAGAAGTCAGCCACATCATCAAAGTCGCGAGCACGCCTATCCTGCTCAGTCATTTCTGGTTCTGGTAGGTTATCTTGTAAGAACTCTTCTATGCTGGGAACATAAAGCTCAAATTCAATACCTACTGTTGCATTGGCACGATCAGACAAGCTTTTTAGGGCACTTGGTGCCATTGATACTTCAAATAATGGATCAGTAATTTCGTTTGGTTTCATAAGTGTCATATACCTTTGTCTTATTTATCTTAGAAACGAAATCTCGATCACTCAATGTTTAATTTTCTTAGTAACCTAAGTTGGTTCATGTTAATGCCAGCACTTCGGTATCCGGCTTCTAGGTTTTTTATGTAGCTATCACTGGGAAAATCATCGGCAAACTTGATTCTTGATTTTTGTGTCATAGTGTATGCTTGTGCCGTTACTTCTTTTTCATACAGTGGAATGCTTACGGATATTCTGGAATACATGTCTGGGACATTTTCGTAGTAGTCAAGAGTGGCTAGGGTAACCCTATTGATTTTCCAAAGAACGCCCCACACACAAGCTTTTGAATCGGCTACAATATTTGCGAATCTGGGGAATTCGATCCTGAATCCACTGAGTTTTACTTTTCCTACCATGCTTCCTGCTGGCATTACTTTTGGATCAGTCAGCATTCCATATGCAAAAAAGTATATGCTGGGGTGATCCGATGATGCGTTGTTGGTCATTTTTTTCTGGCTAAATTAAGTTTACGAACGATTTTGCTAGCTGGGCTAACTCTTTTTGTTTTCTTTGATTTGCGTGCCGCTTTGGCACCTGTTCTGGCACGAGTAACCTTCATGCGTGCCGACTTTTTGATGTCTGGGTGTTCACCACATTGAGCTAGGTCAGCAACTACTCTGCCTGCTCTGGGACCGCTGGTGCATCTAAAACTTGGCTTAAACTTCTTGCCAACTTTCTTCCACACTACCACCGTTTCTTCAAGCTGTTTTTGCTCATCAGTGATGAATTCATGTGCTCTCATGTCTAGTTTCCTAAGATACTGTTTTTGATCAATGATTCTAGGCCAAAGTGCAGTGGCTGAGGCCAGTCGCCTTTTTCTACCCATTTATAATCTTGTGTTTCCCAATCAAGCTTGGGTTCAAATTCTCGCTCTACAATAGCCAAGAAGTTGAAATACTGAAATCCATTTGGGTGTTTAAAGGTCCATAGCGGCTTTAATTGAACAGAACCAGAATACCCGGTTTCTTCCCTGATTTCTCTAAGCACTGCTTGTTCTGGGGTTTCTGATTGATCAATAGCACCACCCCATGTGCCCCACGTATTGGGTTGTTCTACATACTGTGAGCGTTTTGCTATCAAGTATTTATTGGTGTCTTTTGCATAGAAAATGCACCCAGCGCCCATAGAACCCCAAAACCCTGTTTTTTCCAAGGTCTTGAAGTGCTCTTCATCATTTTCAAAAACGAATTCAGTAGCTCTCATGATATTTAATTAAATGTATTTGGTAGGTCGTATTCTGCAATTTTGTCACCGGGCTTCACTTGCTTGATATTGGTGACCTTGTTCATATTGAACAACACGACCATCACTGAGTCGGACCACCCAAATGGGTTTTTCTGAATTTCATAATCGCAACGATTATCTACCAGAAATTGCCTGAGTGTATTCATTTGAGATGGCTTAATAGCATCTTCGTTGATCATGATATTAATGAACCATTGTGCAACTATGCCATCGTTTTTTATCTTGGCTAGATTTTCGAGGCGAGCAATAATGCCTTGTTTTTTGCTTTTTGCCACATAGGTATTAACGAAATCAACTGCTTTGTCTAGGTCTATTTTCACACCTGATGCAGCATTACCTTTTTCTATGGTCACCATATACAATTTTCTTGAGCCTTTTGCATACTTAATAGGCTACGTCGTACTTTGGTGATCAAATACAAACCCGGACCATATTCTGTTCTACCAGATTTGTATTTTGGGTTTGCTGTCAAGGTCACCACCATGCCACAAACTCATTGTGTTTGGCACATCCGATGGTTCAATCAAAGCTTCAAAAATGAATTCAGTAGCTCTCATATTAGAACCCAGCTTTCAACCACTTCTTTTTTAGATACAAGATATACTGATCAGCGGTTCTTACATCAATCTTTTTGAAAATAGCAAGTAACTTGTCTAGATTTGGGTCTAGGTCTTTTCTGCTGTTGTGAATATCTGTTTCCAAAACTCGTGCTCGGTCTGAGTAATTGAACATGTTGTAAAGCTCTTTGCGTGCTTCTTTTGATAGCTGCTCTTTGTCGGTCTTGTAATAAAGCTCTCGCCACTTCTTGAAGTTATCCCTAAATCTCATAGAAGTCATACGACCCGAAGATGGGCGATCACCGGTCAAACTGGCAATAAAATCAGAGTCAAGAATGTTGGCTCTGGTGTCTTGGATTAGCCACTTTTGTCGATTATCATAAACATAAACTGGGACACCCATACGCTTGGCTTCGAAAATGACTCCACGTAAGATTCCCTTTCGTTTTTCAAAAGTTTTTGCGTCCTTGTCTGCTGCTAGAATATGAACTGATAACAACAAATCAGATGCGTTACTAGGGAAGTTAATGATCGGCTCATCTGACAACACGCGGTCTTCTTGCTCACTGGTTCTCTTGGTGACTACACCCATCGCAAGTGCTGCTGTGCGGTCTGCCAACCACATTCTTTCCCAGTAATCAACTGCTTTTCCCTTATGGCGCTGGTTGAACCAATCTCCATTGAAGTTAAAAATTACTCCATTATCATAAGAACTTGAAATTGTGTAATCAGCACTAGGGGAGCGCGCCAAAGAAAGAAAGTAGATTTTTCCACTTTGCATCTTGGTCTCGATACTGCTACCAACAGCAGGTGTCAATGCTAGCTTGCGCTGTGACAAGATTTTGTATGCGTTATAAATTGATGTAAAGTGAAAAACTCTACTGGATACTGCTTCTGTTAAAATCTCATTTACCTTCATTTTATTATCCTTGTGCTTGTGCTTGAAGCTGATTTCTTAGTTTTTCTAATTGAACGGGATCAGCCCTATCACCCAGTGCCAATAGTTGTTCGTATTTTCTTCTTAGGTTTGCAATTTTTCCGGTAGATATGAGTCGGTCATAAATTGTCTGAATATCAAAGACGATCCCTTCGACTTCTCCATAGCTGAAAAGATTTCTTTCATCTAGGGTTCGAATTATATTTCTGATTTCGTAAGGCAATGCTGCTACGTCCATGTCGGGTGTATTTTTAAGTTCTTTGACTTTTTCTATGGATGCTGTCAAGACATCATCGTAATACTTTGCTAATTCTGGATTGGGCTTTTGGCTATTAACAATATTCTGTAGTGTTTCTATTGCTGCTTCTAGGTATAGGCTAGCACGAATGTCTGGTGTAATAAATGACTGTTTTGCTTGAGCTTTGCTAACAACAGTCAGTGCTTTCTTTAGATCGCCCCTTGTCAAAAGTCCAGCAGAATAATTGGCAAAAAGGTCAATGCCATTTGGTAATGTTTGGAATGTTTCAGACAGCAACTTATACAAACGCTTTGCGTATTCTTCACGGAATGCATCGGGGTCAGAAGCTATTTGGTAGGCCATTGCATACCGTAGCACCAAAGTCTTTAATTTTTCGATATTTTCTGGTGCGTTGTAACCAGCATTTCCTGCTGCTCTGAACTCAACATAACTGTGCTTCATGTTTATCACAAACATTTTGTCTCGGCTAGTGCGCTCGATTAAGCGTCCAGCATCTTTGAGTGCTCCACTGCGCAGGTTTTTTAGAAAATCAGCCAGTAGTATTTCAGCCCCTTGTGCTTGTTGTAGGTCACCCAAGCTTCTTTTCAGAGTTTTTAGGTTCTGCCTAGCATAGTTGTTGAATTCTCTCTTGAACTGCTTTACTACCCATTCGTCACCAAGGAACAACACCAACTTCATGTAATCAAGTTTTTCTTGTTGGGCAGATGAAACACCTACGTGAAACCCAGTTGATGCATTGGTGTATGCGTCTTCGGAATCAGCCCACTTAAAGAACTGTTCCATTTTCTTGAGACCATCAAGAATTGGCATAGGAGGTGAAACAATCTCAATTGGCAGACCAACTGTTTCTCCGGGATTTACTTCTATTGAAGAATCTGGTTCAAAATACCACTTGTTAAGGTCTTTGATGCCCCCATGATATGCGCTAGAAACTTCAACATCAATACCGAGCTTACTTTCCAAAGACCCTGCTAATTCTTGTGCTGCATCAACGTCATATGCAGTTAAGTTATCGATGATGTCATAATAGGGCCACTCTCCATCAATATAATCAATGAACTCTGAAAATCTGGAAATACCCTTTTCTTCAAAGAACTCAGTTACGTCTATTTCAAAATTTTCATCAACCAAGTCTGCATAGTCACCATCGATGTCATCGATTTGGTTTTCTATGTCTTCATCGAAAGCTTCTTTGGCCGTTTCAGCAGCATCTATATACTCTTCAGATTCTGGGTCTTCAAAAATTTTATCTATTTCTTCTTCGGTAAATCCTCTGCTCGCCAAATCATCGTTGATCAGTTGGTCGCTGTTTCTTTCCCAGCGTTCTTCGCTTTCTTTACGAAACTTCTCTTTTATTTCATTTGAATTTGCATATTCATTCCTGCTATCCATAAACCATTCATCAAACTCTTCACGAAGCGCCTGAATCTTTGTCTTTGCAGTTCTGCTATAAGCACCAGCAGTCAAAAGCCAGTCTTCTAGATCATCAAAGTCTTTTATTTCACGATCTTCTTCGTAGTCTGGAATCTGTTCTGAATTTTCTTCGTCATATCCACCGGGTCTAGCAAATACCAGTTCTGCTTCAAAGCCAAATTTAATATCATCTGATATTTTTATTTTTTCACTCCAAGCACGTAGCGCACCGGGTGACATTTCAACTTCAGAAATTATTTGGTCTGTGGATTCTGATACCGAGAAACGGTTGTAAGCAGCCTTTAGCTTGTCAATTTCTTTTTCTAGACCAGAGATTTCTTCTCTGCGTGTGGAGTTCAGCTTGTCAATTACAATATCTTGTTGTGCATTTTTACGATCAAGTTGATCCTTGATTCGTTCAAGTCTGCGCACTTCTCTTTGAAGATCACGGATGGTTTGATCTTCTTGGTTGATTTCAGTGTCTAGTTGGTCATACTCTTGGTCTAGTGTGTCGATTTGGTCTTGTTGGATTCTGTTTACACGATCAACCTTGTCAACACCCTTGCGTGCATCAAGTGTATTTTTGTGAACCAATGAGATTACTGCTTCTAGGTCTGTTTCGGCGTATGGAAACTTTGTTTTTGCACGCCTGACCATGCGACGAACCAATGGGCTTAGGTTGGTCAAGTCTGCATCTAGTTCTGACAAAATCTTGGCTTCGGCTAGGCCGATATTAGACAAAATATGTGGGGTTGTGTTTTTAGCAGCCTTTTTGTCAAGAATAGGTGGATAGCCATCTTTGTTAACTTTGTTGCCGAACTTTGCAGCTTGTATTGTAATTTCATTTGGCCCAACATCTGCGGTTTGGTTTTGCTTGGTAATACGCCCAACACCTTCTAGCAACAACTGAGGGCATGCGATACATGGTATCTGAGATAGTAAAATCCTTGTTCTTGCCCTTGTTCATGACGAAGCCAAAACGCTTGTAGAACTCAATCAACCTGTTCTTGCTTGCGCCAAACTCATTGGTTGGGCTAAGGGAAATAAGTAGCTGGTGGCGGTCGCCAAGATTGGCTAGGCTCTTCATTAGGTCGGTAGCAATACCCAGCTTGCGCTTATCCTTGGGGACTTCGATCTTGCTAACACGAAGGCTGTTACCAGAACCAAAAACGTCTACAGTGACATCTGGATACTTGTCTTTGGTCTTTAGTCTGAATTCAGTGGCAATAGCAGATACTGGGTCTTTGGATTCAAAGCTATGAACACGACGCTCTACCTTGCTAACCCATTCTTTGCTTGGCTTGCCATGACCACGATAATACTGAAGCACCTTGTCTGGGTTGGTCTTGCTTACCAGTGCCCATTTTCCATCTACCTTGGTTAGGGTTTCGTTTAGGCCAGATTCAACTTCTTTTAGTCTGGTGTAATAATCGGGTAGTTCGTTGAGGTGATCAAGTGCAATTTCGTGTGCAACGGCACGATCAGTGGTATGCTCTAGCTCAACATCGATTCCCATTTTAAGCTGTGATTCGATTTGGCTAACAGTCACGCCATGTTTCTTGGCGATAGCAGTGACATCAGGAGTTGGAACATCTAGCTCTGATTTTGCCATAGTGGTTTTTTCCATTAGTGCAAATTCTGCTTTTAATTGCTGAGCTAGGTCTTGTTCAACCAAGGCTTTTGTTTTTTTGGACTTGCGAGGCTGATCGTTTATGTCTTTGGTGTTCATAATTTATCCATGATGGTGTATTCTTTATTTATGCTCAAAATGATTTTCGGTCCTAGATACAAGAAAACCGGGCGAACCCGGTTTCTTTGTTAGGAGATGACTGAATACTTAGACCAATTGCTTTCGGCAATCGTCTTCGCGGTCAAGTATTTTTTCTGCTAGTGCAGTCAATTTGATATCTTCAGTCAAAGAACGCTGTGTGCATGCGTCCAAGATGATGTTGGCACATTCAGTTAGTCTCAGCTTTTTGTCAAACATTTTCTTGATGTCGCTGCTGTATTTTCCATACAACTCTTTGATGATCGAAGCCTTGCTCGTGTTATCAGACCCAATATAAAGATCACGAATTTCTGATGCACTGCTAATGGTATTACCGTTCAGAGAAAATTCATATGTTGGCACAACTTCCAAGTATGACCGATACTCAAAAGGCTCTGTTGATCGTTCATCCAGTGGCTGCATATAAGTTGGGCTACCATCTTTTTTCTTGAAAGAAAAACGGTCTCTGTCTTTTTCTGAAAGTGCAAACACTACCTTGGTTGAAAGCGGGTCAAAGAACTTTGTTATCTCTGGTGCTAGATATGGCTGCTTGGTTTCAAATATTTTGGATTCAGGCACGCCCATAAAAATCATTTGGGCGCGCTTGTCTACAAAAGAAAAAGGTGAGGTAAGAGGTGATTGCGAGTCTGACGTAGCAACAAACACATTTTTTACTCCGTATTTGTCTACCAAGTAATCATAAGCTGCTTTGTGCCCCTTATGAAATGGGTGAAATCTTCCGCCATAAATCGCAATCGTTCTCATATGTAGCTCAGCCTTGCTTCTGTGATTGTTCCTGCTTGAAACTCAGACACCTTTGCTCGCATCCATACAAAGTTTCCAGTCACGTTTGTGGTCTGTGTCTCGCTTAGCGGTGTTTGTGCATCGCCACTGGTGTAGATTGTGGCCCAGTCTGACTCCAGTGGTTCACGCATCAGTGTAGCTTGAATTGCAATAGAGCCAACAAAGTTTTCGGTAGCAAGCCATACTGTTTGAAGACCACCAGCAACTGAGAAATAGTGCGAGCTTGCTTCAATGGGTGTGCCATCAAAAACCATGCTTGTGCCATCGTAGTTATCTGAAGCAGTTCCCCAAACAGTGTAAGGAATAAGAGTTTTTGTCGTGACTATCATTCTACTTTCCTGACTTCTACCAATACGTTATCAGCGATCAATTCTACCAGAATTGGTTCTAGCTGTTCAATGAGTTCGTCAGACATCATTTCGTCTGAAAGAGATTCATTGTCGCGCAAGATTTTGCTGATTGTGATTTCAAATTTTTCTGATTTTAGTTTTGCCATGATCTTTTATTTATACTACTTCGACCTTTTCGTTAGTGATATCGTATTTCCCCTTGATAGCAGAAGACATCATCAAATACATCATTGTGATTAGTGCAGGCTCTGATGTATCAACAAAGTAGTTACCGTGCATCCAGCCAGTGCTTCTGTTAATCCAGTAATAAAAAGATGGACTCAGTGAAATTGATGCATGGTTGGCCCTGAAAAACTCACGCAATGCATTCTTTTCATTTTCATCACACAAATAGTTCTTAAAGTATAAACGATACTTCCACTTTGAGTTCTTTAGATAGATTGATCCACTTGAAGCAACGCTAACAATTTCTCGGTATCTTTGGCTTTTGCAATACTCAAGATCAGCAATAGACTGAAGAATGTTGATGTCGTCTGTGAATATCGACGCAGATGAGTCCCAGCATAGTAGCTTATACGGTGACTCCCACAAGTTCATAATTTCTATAAACGAAAGTAAGTTTGTTTTAGCGAAAGTTTTAGCGAAATTTGATGCTTTTCTGTTATCAAGATAGCGATGCATGTATTGATTGTTTCTAAGGCTCAGTGCCCTGATACTAAGCATATCAAAGGTCACTGAGTATTTGAACTTGTTATAGAAAAGATTGTTCTTTCCATGTAGTTGCTGAAACGTGGCATCTTCGGGTGCAAGAATCAGGTCATTCAGCAACTTCAATTGACTTCCTTTCTGTGGCCTTTGTCTTCTTCTTAGCCTTAGCTGGTGGAGCAACGGTAAAGACGATTTCCTTGTTGTCTCCCATCTCTGCTACCAGTTGGCATGCACTAAGTGATTCGAATAGAACCTTCTTTGCCAGTGGGCGCTTAATAAGTTCATCTACCTTGCGTGCCAATGGACGTGCGCCAAGCTTGGGGTCCATACCAGTATCTGCAATATGCTGGATAACAGCGTCTGAGAATGTGATATCAATACCACGCACAGCGAGTGTTGCTTGGGCATCTGCAAGCTGCCTGATCACGATCTTTTTCACACTAAGTTCATCTAGCTTGTTGAACTTGATGATTTGGTCGAGACGGTTACGGATTTCTGGCTTAAAGAATTCCTTGACAGCCTTGTCTTCTTCACCAGTCTTTTGGAAGCTACGAGCAAAACCAATAGCATTTACATCAGATGCTGCTGCGCCAAAGTTTGATGTCATCAGAATAATACAGTTCTTGGCTGATACCTTTTTGCCGTTTGCGCCAGTGATTTCACCTTCATCCAGCAACTGTAGGAAAATGGTGCTTAGGTCTGGGTGCGCCTTGTCGATTTCATCAAAGAGAATAATGCTGTGTGGGTTCTTTGATAGATCAGAAATCAAACGTCCACCGCCGACATTAGAGTCGTCAAAACCAACGTAACCGGGCGGTGAACCAATCAATGAAGACACAGTATGCTTTTCTTGGAATTCAGACATGTTGTAGCGAACCAGAGGCATTGCAAGATGCTCACTCAATAGNTTTGCAAACTCGGTCTTGCCACTGCCGCTGCTGCCAAGAAACAAGTATGATCCGATTGGCTTCTTGGGGTCTCCCATGCCAGCAAACTGGACATACAGTGATTCACANACCTTTTCTACCACATGGTCTTGCCCAAACAAGTTTTGCTTGATCTTTGATTCTAGATCAACGATACGGCTAGTGGCTTCGTGTTGGATTGACTCGGTTGGGATATTTGCAATAATAGAGACTTGTTGCTGAATCATGGCAACATCAATTACTGCACCGGTATTTTCTTGCGCACGCTGTGACGCACATGCACCGTCGATCAAATCAATGCTCTTGTCTGGGTTGTGCTTTTCTGTCAGATAACGGCCAGAAAGCTTTACTGCTTCGGCAATAGCTTCATCAGTGATAGAAACGCTGTGGAAGCGTTCTAGGCGGGGACGTAGCCCTTCTAGAATCTTTACTGTGGTGGCGTTGTCCGGCTCATCGATTACGACCTTGTAGAAACGGCGCATCAGGGCACGGTCTTTTTCAAAAGAAGAGTAATACTCTTCCCAAGTGGTATTTGCGATTACCTTGAGATTACCAGCAGTAATAAGTGGCTTGATGATGTTTGAGAAATCAAGACTGCTGTTGTTGCTGGCACCAGCACCACGCATGGTATGTGCTTCGTCAATAAACAAAATAGCATTGGTCTTGCTGGCTAGTGCATCAAAGATGACCTTTAGCTTTTCTTCGAAATCGCCACGATACTTTGAACCAGCCAATAGTGAACCGATTTCCATGCCCCAAAGCTCATAGCCCTTTAGAAATTCTGGAACCTTGTCGTCTGCTAGGTTTTGTGCAAGACCTTCTACTACTGCTGTCTTACCAACACCCGATTCACCGACCATAAGCACATTGCTCTTGAATCGCTTTGCAAGCACGTTGGTGATTTCTTGTAGTTCTCTGGATCGCCCAATAAGAGGCTCATACTTGCCTTCACATGCTAGATCAGTCATGTTGGTGCAGTATTCATATAGAATTTCATCTGCTTTGTCGTCAGTCATTTTCTTCTTTGGCTCCGAACGGTAGTTCTTTTGGTAAAACTCCACAAACTTTTGTTGTGTGACTCCATACTTCATCATGAAGTATTGTGCATGTGAATTTGTCTCACTCATGAGTGCTAGATACAGATCAAGGATCGACATTTGTTGACGACCAGAAAGCAAGACTTGGGTGAATGCGCGATTGAACACTCGTTCAATAGTCTGTGTCTTTTTAGGCGTGGTTTTTGATTTTGCTACAATGGTTGTAAGGCTGTCTACATACAAGTCAACTTCGGCGTCCAAAAAGTCAAGTTTTGTGCCAAAAGATTCCAAGACTACCTTAAATGGTTCGTGCCTTAGTAGAGCCAGTAGCAAGTGTTCAAGCACGATATACTGATGATTCTTGCGCTTTGCAATATCAATCGTTGCTTCTACAATTTGCTCAATCTCTGAGTTTGATTCCATCATAATCCTCTGTGGTTGGTGTTGTTAATTCTGATGCGATTGCATCTTTTAGCCTACTTGAAATTTCTGTTGGGAATATTGGTTCTATTTTTATTAGAAAATCTCCAGTCTTTGCATTCTTCTTAAAACCCAGTTTGGGTAATTTGAAGGTTTTTGTTGTTGGGGTGCATTCCGGAATTTTTAGATCAAATCTTCTATTATCGGGAGTTGATACTGTTTTTGTAGTTCCGTTAAGCAATTCTAACACAGAAACATTCAAAGTGCAAATCAAGTCTAATCCAACTTTTGTATATACTGGGTCTTCGAGTATATGAAAAATAACTATCAAGTCTTCGCCTCGTGGGCCAACACTGGGATATTTCATTCTGTCTCCGAATTCGATATCTGGAGGAATGGAAATCGACAAGTTTATTTGTCCTACTGATGTATTTACGTTTACAATTTTTTCATCAGTTGAATACAAGTCACGCAAAGTCACGGCAAGAACCATAGACATTACTGCGACGTTTTTGTATTGTGTGTTATTTTGGTTGTAGTTTTGACGATTCTGAGCATTGCTCAGCACGTTGTATGCAGTTGTTACTTTTGAAAAGTATTCTGGTGAACCACCCCGATCAGGGTGGTGTTTTTTAGCTAGTTGGCGATACGCATATTTGATGTCATCAATGGTTGCATTACGCTTAACACCAAGAATGGCGTAGTAGTCTTCGGTCAATTCTATTACTCGTCATTAAGACGGCCTAAGTTAATTTCTGCTTCTTTTTCTTTGCCACGGGTCCATGCGGCTGCACCCAGAATAGCACCCATAGCAATATGAAAGGTGCCTGCTGCTTGAAGCGTCAGTGGATTCCATTGTAGTGTGACATTACCTGATTGTAAAGCCTGAATAAAACTCCAAAATACTGGACCAACAATAAAATCAAAAATACAAATGACCATGTATGTTACGGCCATTAGTGGTCTCCAATGGGTTCTTACCCAGTCTTTTTCTTGATTCATGTTATATCTCCAGTAATAGAGATATTTAGACCAAATTGTTAATTTTCTGGTTTGTAGTATTCTTGATACAAGAGAATGATTTCTCTTTGTGATTGGATAAGGTTTCTGATTTCTGCTAAGGTGATTGCTAACGACTCATATCCATCTGGTGTAATAGCAAACATCACCAATGGCTGTTTCTTTTTTTCTAACTCTGCCCATACTTCATTGGCGTTGTTTGGTGTTATCACACGCCATTTTGGGCTAGATACTGATAAGGGCGCTGGCATGGTGACCATAAGAGGCACCTTTTCAATCGGCACAGTAGAAACAGCGATAGGCTTATCAAATGTGGAACACCCACTTAATACTGCTGCAAACAAAATCGCTATTGCTGTATTTTTCATGGTATGAAGTTTGGATTTGCCAATCTGGGACATACAGTATTTATTTCGCTGGGTTTTGTTGCTGCAAGTTCTTCAGCAGTGTGTTCAGCACCAGAACTGAGTTCAATACAACGACTGGCAAATTCAGAACCACGGTTGATTAATCGTTCAATTGCTTGTGATTTTGCTTCGGCTAAGTTACCCAAGTCACGGGGCTGACCATTTGCTGAAGTGGAAAAACGACTACGCATTTCGCGTATTTCTTTTTGCTGGGAATTGTTTATGGAGTTGAGTCTTTGAACAGCAGCCATATTTTTGTCGATGTCCGCATGAATAGACTCTATGGCTGCTTCACTCTTCTTAAGTGATTCGCTCAGCGTAACTACGTTTTGTCTTGCTTGTGCTAGTTCTTGTTCCATGCTGGTGTATTTCCAAAACAAGTATGCACCTGCTATGGTCAACATCAGCATTATTGCTGCTACAATTTTGGTCTGTAGGCTAAACATTTAAACCGCGTGAGTATACAGCCTTGCCCTTGACAAAAGTTGCAGTCAGGACTTCTTTGCGGTTTGCGCCTTCACGGTAAGAACAATGAATCCAACCAGAATTTGGTCCTTCTTTTGGATCATAGCCTTCCATGATTAGTTGATCAAAGTCTAGGTTGTCTTTGATCCATGCACAAACGTCGTATGTAGAAACACCAAATACTTCGAAGTCAGCAGCTTCGCCCAATGAGTGTTGGCTTGTCGTAGAACCACCAACTGCTTTGTTTAGCTTGGGGGAGCGGTATCCACTGGTAACAGTTGTTGGGCCAAAATGGTCTCTGACTGGCTGGAGAATATTTTCGGCCAATGCTTTTAGCTTTAGGGTAGCTTGTGGGGTGGGTGAATTGTCGATGCCTCGGCGTGTTGCGCTTTGGCTAGCGATCAATTCTTTTAGTGAAAAGTTCTTTGATAGTAACATAATATTTACATTCCTGCTTGGCGCTGTAATGACTTTAGCCATGCATCGCGTTCATGGACATCTTTGTGCTTTAGACCAGCGATCTTGCGATATTCATTGAGCGGGCCTTCCTTACGAGCACGGTATTCCTTGGGTGACATTGGCACAATTTGTGCTATCTTAGCTGGGTCGTATGGAAAATCTTTGTTGTCGTAGGTCAATGTCCAGTCTTCAAGCTTATGCTCGGTAACAGAACCCAAGTCGTTCAGTAATTCTGTGATAGCATCAACTGCACTGCTGCGCCTCTTCAACTCAACATAAACCAAAAAGCGGTTAGGTTTGATTTCACCGGGTGAGCGGTCAGCATCAAGAACAAAATCATAGCCTTTTTCAAACCAATTGATTAAGTCTTCACAAGCAGCATCGTTGCGCAAATAAAAGGAAATAACAATGATTTCGTCATCGTCACCCATTTTGGATGCGAATTCATCGATGTGCACAGTTGGCTTTACGATTCCAACTAAGTCCTTGTAGCGAAGTCCTTCAGTGAGTGTTTTGTTTTTATTTTCCATTTTGCATGAACTGTTGTTGGTCAAGGTCTTGCTCGTATGATCTATCCAAATCGTCTAGGTCAATTGATTCGCCTTCGATTTCTACTGAGCCTACGCGAATATCATTCATCAAGATTTTTGGCATAGTGATTCTGACAAACCACACTGGCTTTTTGATGATACGTGCTTTTTTTGTTCCGGGTTGGAAGTCATCATAAGAATCGATCTTTACGGAAATATCAATCTGTGTTTTCTTGTATTCTACGCGGCAACCAAATGGAAGTAGTCTTTTGCCACCCTTTGGGTCTGGCATGTTTTCACAGGGCCACATAAATGTGCACTCAACAAAGTGTCTGGAAACTTTTGGGCCAGAAACCAATTCACCAAGTTCCCAGTTTTCAAAAGCATATAAATCAATTTCGTCTAATACCCGCTCGAAGTCGATCAACGATGCCATAGCGCCGTTTGACATGTAAATGTCTTTGGTGTTTCTTGCAACACCCCAATAATCAAAATCGTCGTCTTCAATGTTGTATGCCATATTTGTCTTTCGGTTGTCCTTTCATTATTTATGTTTGTTTTTGCAATTGTGGAAATAACCCACAAACAACAAAGGGGCTTTCGCCCCTTTGGTTAGTTCTTTTTGTATTTTGCAATCAAGTAGTTTTTTACCCAGCCGCTTCTTACAATGTCTTCTAGACCAAAGTTCACAAAGGCTGTCCCGGCTGTGCGGCGCAGGATTGGAATAATGTCACGATAACCTGACTTGTTTCCGATGTCGTTTTGCTCGAAGTCACCATTGATAATCATTCTGGCGTTGTTACCAAGTCTGGTCAATACGGTTTCGCCTTCGGTAAATGTATTGTCTTGGCACTCTTCGAAAATCACAATACAGTTATTGAAGCTTAGACCACGCAAGTATGCAGTTGGCATAAACTCAACCATACCAATGCTTTCCATGTTGTCAAATGATTTCTTGAATGGGAAAAGCTCATCGAAAATGTGGCGGTATGGTTCTTTGTAGGGATTTACTTTATCTGCTACATCACCGGGCAAACTACCAAGAGGGCGGCATTCTACGGTAGATTTGATAATGTAGAGCTTTTCGTAAGGTGTTCTTTCATCTAAGATTTCGCGCAGTGCGAGGTAGCAAGAAAGGGCAGTTTTACCAGTTCCAGCAAATCCAAGCATAGCTAACACAGTGTTATCATAATCGGCCCACTGATTAAAAGCTAGTTTTTGGTTTTCTGTGAGTGGTGTTAATCGTCTAAGGTCATGCAGTGTGAATTTCTTGCGAACATCTGGGACAAAAGCATTTTCAACCTGTGTTGGGAAATCTATTACATTTCTCTTCTTTTTTGCCGCTTGCTGACGTGCCATAAAGTATCATCTCCATTATTGAGGTTATGCACATGAAGGTTTCATATACAAAAGTATTTATGCTGGAGACATCAGTTAGCAGCTATTGGTTTTTGTAGCTTTCTGTGATAATGTGGTAAATTTCTTCCCAGCCCATAACACGCTTAATTGGCCCTTGGTAGTCTCTGTTGTATCCGTGTGCCATAATAAGTGGAAGCATTCCGGCACGCAAACCGTCTTCGGCGTTCTTTACATGGTCTTCAATCCAAAACAACCTAGAGTCTTTGAAATTAGCCTCAAGATACTGTTTTTTACTTGATCCGGTGGGTAGGCACTCCACATGGTCAAAAACCTTGCCAAAAAGCTTCTCAAGGTTTCTTACACGTAATTCTTTTACATAGGGGTCGTCACTGACAGCAGTTACCACATGAAATCTGAAGCCTTCTTCAGCTAGCTTGCGCACCCATTGATATGCGTCTCTGAGTGCAGGCAGAAATCCAATAGCAGCACTTTCATTGAACTGTTTGATTAGACTTAGCACATGCTCGTCTTTGATTCGATACATGGGTGCAAGTTCAAAACTTGGCTTTACCGTGGCGTCTTTGAAAAACCCGCGAGAATTGGCGTAGACATCAAACGAATACTCCCAATCTAGCAATACCGAATCTGCATCAGTTACTATTAGCTTTTCTCTCATGATGTCCTTGTTTGGTTTTAGCTGCTTATGTTTTCAGCAGTCTCGATGATAGTGTATATAATCTCTCCATACTTGTCAAACTGTTCTCTGGTTTTCTTTTCTGTTCTGCGAATGCTTGCGATATTCAGTGTTGGCTTGTTCACCCAGACTTGAACCATTCCACCAAGCAGATTTGGGTTACGTCCTTGATAGCTTCTGACTGTTCTTGCCAAATCACCGCCTGCTTGATCGGGTGAAATAGTGAAGTTTATAGAACCATCCTCGCGCACCGCATCAGTGATTTTGTTTGCAATTGCTTTACCAAAAGCACCCACAAGCTCATTGTTTTTGTATTCTTGGCCTCTTACTATGACTTTGCCAGTGTTGGTTTCGATTGTTATGTAGATTTGAAAAGGTGAAATTTTATTAGCTTTGATTACCAACTCGGTGGCGTCTGCTTGAGTTTCTTCGCTTTCAAGTGCATTGCCTAGCTTTTGCTTGAGTGCAACAAAGTCATTGCGGTTGACAAAAATCTTCTCGCCTACTGGGGCATTGAGTAATACTTCAATCAATGTAGCAGATGCGCCAAGCTTGCTTTCTACCCATACTTTTGTGTCTGTTGAATTCAGTGCCACAAACCCCTTAATAAACTGCTTGAACCAGTATGGGTTTTCGTTGATGTCGATGTTGAAGATTTTCTTGTCATACAAAACAGCATAAGAGCCATCAGAGAAAATCAGCCAATCCTTTGGGTCATCTGTTTTTAGGCTTTGGTCTTTGGGTGGTGTTTTGCGAGCGGTTTTTACCGAGTCTACAATTTCTCTGACTCGTTCTTTTGTGATAACACCAGATTTTACCAAGTGAGAGTATAAACCACTGGACAAATAATCTCTGACCATTTCGGCATGAACTCGCCTAAAGTTTTCAAAACCAGCACTTGTAAACCCGCCACTTTGTCTGGCTGGATTTTTGGTTCGGCTTAGCTTACCAAGTAGTGTGCCAAACCCAAATCCACGATACTCTTGTGCTACTCTGATTAACAGTGTGCCCCATTCATCTTGAGTAGCACCAACAACTTCTTGTGTGTCTTTGCGCAGAATCAGATATTCGTATTGAAATCTTTTATCTTCTGGAATCAAATCCTTGATTTCTTCGGCGTCATAAAATAACACTTGGTTATTTTCTCCCCTAATGGGCATCCCGTTAGTGTCAGATTTGACATACCGGCCCTTCCACTTATCAGTTACTTTTTCTCTGACTTCAAACTCAATTCCCTTGGCTGAAAAAGTATTGATTAGGTTTGCATAACTGGCCTTGGCCGCTTGATCAAACTCATCATTTAGTTTTTCAATGTCCATATCATAAGCAGATGATGGGTGAAATTTGTCACCGGGGTTTGCAATGTTAGCCCATTCTGAAAATGTCAGTAGTGCTGGATCAGTTAGTTTGGCAACATATGGGCGTGTGGCTTCTTGAAGATTTTTCATAATTTTGTGGAATGTCCTTTGTAGTATTTAGGCATCCCATAACGAAAATGCCCCGTGTGGGGCATCTTGTATTCACTTGGTCAGGATATACGGCGTATCCCAGCGACCAATCTTGATTTCTACGTAGTGCGAGCAGTGGAAATAATCAGTTTGGATGTCGGTGTGATCAAAATACTTGTCACCCTTGAGTGCATCCATCATTTCAGTCAAAAACTCAAGTGCTTTGCCATCAAAGTGTTCTTGGAACCAGTAGGGGTTGACATCAAGATTGGTTTCTGCACGCCAGCCATTCTGGTTACCCAAAGATGCGCGCTTATCAGCAATACGGTTGTAGATGTTGATGAAGTCGATATCGCCGCTCTTGACAGTAAGAACCAGCGTGGAACTGTGGCGAACACTCAGCGAACCCTTGATACCAAACTTCTTGAGGATGTTCTTGACAACGGGTGCGATTTCCTTCTTCATTTCTTGACTAACGTAGGCCATTTGGTTTTTGCTCCGTGTTGTTGAGTTGATGAAGTGAATTCTACAGTGTTCTAAAACTTTGTCAATACTTTTTTGAAAAATTATTCTAAAACTGTTCGAACAGGTTTTACCTTCAGTTTTCGGCTGATATCAAAGACGCGCTGGTAGTTTGTGACAATACATCGAGCAATACGTATGACATCATCGGGGTCACCAAGAGCCAAACCACTGCACCAATAATGCGTGCTATCAAAATATGACCTTGAATCTTGCTCGTCGTTCGTAAGTGCAATATTCATGGTGTGCACATGCTTAACAAAATTAGCTCTGATAGCAAGCATTTCAAGTTTGTTAGGCAGTCTCCAGTCGATGAAGCCATCGATGGTTGCTGATTCACAGTAGCTGTATGCTTCGGTAAATGACAGAACTCTTTCATGCTCTGGGCCAGCGATCATCAAAGGCCATGCTCTGTCTGGCGTAGATAGAATTCTGTTTTCTAGATAAGCAAAAACAAGTCTGGGGTCTTGGGTATTCATATGCACATAGTAGCACTGATCGACCAAAAACACAATCTCAAACTTTTTTCAAAAATAGTGTTGACAAAGTTTTCAAAGCCTGTAGAATTCACTTCATCAACCAACCACACACAGGAGTTACACAAATGGAACTGAAGACCGAAATCGTTGCAATCATCGAAGCTTTCTCCAAGACCAACAAGGTGTCGCGTGCCAAGACCCAAGCACTGGTCACTGAAGTTCTGGAAGCTTCTGGTGTTCGTAGTCAAAAGCGTGGTCGTCCGGTCAAGGATACCACGGTTCAGATCAAGGATCGTATTGTTGAACTTCGTGAACAAGGCAATACCTTCACGGCCAAGGATATCGCTGAGTTCCTGAATGTTTCGATTGCTGACGTGAACAACACTGTTCGCGCACTGGAATTCACGCAAGTGGGTTTCCGTGATCGTCAGCCGGGTGAGCGTGGCCGTCGCGAAATCATCTGGGGCTAAGATTACCCAGTGCCAAAAACAAAAGGGGCTTAATTGCCCCTTTTT